TTCGTTTGTTACCATTTAGGCGCACATTCAAAGGTATTTTTGACCCTTGTGAATGTTCCTAAATTTGCTTTCAAGCCCTACGTAAGACCTTAGTGTTTACTATCAGGTGGCGAGATGTCTATGACTTGGACGTCAGCTATCGGAGAAGTATAGTATGAGAACGTGGAAAATGGATTATTTACTTTTTGTTTTTATCTTTTTTATCTTTTCTAATAGTGTCGAGTTTAAAACCATGTCCAATACATTGTTTGCCGTTCAGTGCGGGTCACCCGTATCAACCGGTTCAAAACTGAAGCCTTCGACCTCAAGTCCTGCTTTAACACCTACCGATGTTAAAGTTGAAAATATCAAGGTAGCACAAGTTCAATCTTGTGAAATTGCTATTGCAACTGTTATTAAGAGTAATCCTGTAGGGGAGCTCTATTATGAAAATTATGATTTAACTACAGAGGGAGTATATTTACTTCTATCAACTTTAAATCCACTTATTCGTATGTTCTTATTTTCTTGTTTTACAACATGTTGTCTTATATTTACATTATATGTAATGTATATACAACATTATTATGTTTTACAATGGATAGTATGTCAGACTTTAGGAGGATTTATTGGTTACTGTGGTATGAAAATATTTTTATATGTTCTTAACAACTATTTGAGGCAACTCACATTAGTAGACTATACGCTTATTGCGTGTGTTTCTGCTATGTTTATGACTCTTGTTCATTGGAACAAATTATCCGGTTATTCATTAACATTTTACATGTTTTATGATGCTTGTGTGATGATATATTTACTATTTAATATTTGTACTAACATTTTAGTATATTTTAGAATGGCACATAGAAATTTACCTGCTGATTATCGCATTGTACAAATGCAAATGTTTAATAGACCTGGACTTATGAGTCAATATGGTTTAAATCCCATAGATGAAGATAATATTATTTTAGATAAATATTATAATGAGGAAGAAGAATTATTTCACAAAAATCTTATGGAAAGTCAACGATTAGCTCGTGAGCAACAAGAAATATTAGCTCGCGAAAATGAACAATATCAAGAGAAGATTATTCGTGGTCAACGAACTAATCTACCATATAGAAATTATAATAATTCTCCTAACGATGGTATTGAAGAAGCTCTGTTTGAAGACTTAGAAATTAAAAGAACTAAGAATCAAATCCAAACATTTTGG